TACTGGTGATTTGTTGTATTTTAAGTCTTATGACTCTTATTTTGATAATGATTTTAATAATTTTGATAATTATGTTAATTGGATGAGGGTTGAACCTAGGTCTAAAGTTAAAGACTACGTATTTAAAAAAGCGATACATAAATTTAAGCAAAAAAACATAACTCTTTCACCCCCGAACTTGTTTTATGATTTGTCTTTCATGGCTAATATATATACATACAGGCAGATATGGGGATCATATGACAATTTCACAAAAGAAGCTAAAATAGAAAACATTTACAAAAAAGATTTACCTGAAGACTTCTGGGATGCGGATGTTGATAACATGACTATATTTGTAGACACTAGGGAGAAAAAACCTCTACAGTTCGACAAAGGAGAAACTAATAAGTTGGATTTTGGCGATTATACAGCAGCTGGAGAATATTATACAAAAACCTTTGTTGACCGCAAAGCTCAGGATGATTTCCGTCAGACGTTTGGTTCAGGTGTGGACAGATTCCGCAGGGAAATGGATCGTTGCGTCGAATTCGGCTCTTACATGTTCGTAGTCGTAGAATCTAGTGTCGATAGACTAGAAGAGGAGAATAAGTTTTCTAAATTTAAATCTAACTTAGGTTTTGTGTGGCATAACGTCAGACAAATTATGCTAGACTACCCCAAAAACATACAATTTATATTTGCAGAAAACAGAGCTGGTACAAAAAAAATAATACCACTTATACTTCGCCAAGGAGATAAGTTATGGGGTGTAGATCTACAATACCACATAGACAAGAAAATACACGGATTAGGTCAAAGAAAAACAGCAATATCAAATTAAAATGGCTTGGGAAAAAGGAGTACAAGATGTGAGGATGGGATACGCCTCAGAACCACTTAACGAATACCTAAAAAGTATAGATGGTTCCATGAAGGAAGAGGACGCGCGATATTATCTATATAAATTTTTAAGAAATAATATTGCATTTACATCAGAATTGTTTTTAGGAGTCAAGCTATTCCCCTTTCAAGCTATGGCTGTCAAGGGAATGATGGTGTCTGACTATTCTATGTTCGTTTTCTCTCGAGGAATGTCTAAAACATTCTCTACTGCGGTTTATGTTTTATTAGAGTGTCTATTGAACCCAAACTCAAACATAGGAGTAATTGCAGGAACCTTCAGGCAGTCAAAGATGATATTCCAAAAAATGGAAGACATACTAGGCAAACCAGAAGCTAGGTTAGCAAAAGAGTGTGGCGTTAAGATAACTAAAGGAACTGACCAGTGGACTATGAAAATAGGGGGTAGTAAAGCTGTAGCATTACCGTTGGCTAACGGAGAAAGATTAAGGGGTTTTCGATTTAATAGGATAGTTCTTGACGAGTTCCTTACTATACCAGAAAAGATTTTTAATGAGGTTATTATGCCGTTTTTGGGGGTTGTAGAAAATCCTATAGAGCGTGAGGAACTATATAATCTTGAGACACGCATAATCGAAAAAGGTGAGATGGAAGACAAGGATAGGTATGTCTGGCCTAATAACAAGTTGATAATTCTTTCATCTCCAAGCTTTAAATTCGAATATATGTATAAACTTTTCAAGAAATATGAATCACTGATTATGGAGAAAACTATCTCTCAAGATGGGGTCGAAGATGATGATGATGATGATGAATATGGAGCAGGTTCTGGGGCTTATAGGTTAATAATGCAGTTGAGTTATGATTGTGCTCCTAAGAGACTTTATGATCAAAACCTGCTTAAACAAGCAAAGGCTACTATGAGTGAAATGCAGTTCAAAAGAGAATTTGGTGCTCAGTTCGTAGATGAGAGTGATGGTTATTTCAGATTATCAAAAATGGCTGCTTGTACGATACCTGACGGGGAAAGTCCAGCTGTAGAGGTGGTTGGCAACCCTAGTGATGAATACATACTAGCTTTTGACCCTAACTGGGCTGGTAACACAAGTGCAGACCACTTTGCTATGCATGTTTTTAAGGTGCTACAAGAAGACCAGAAGATCTGTTTAGTTCACAGTTACGCTGTGGCTGGGGTATCTTTAAGGGAGCATATGACATATTTCTTATATTTGATAACTCACTTCAACATTATTGGTATATGCGGAGACTATAACGGAGGAGTGCAGTTTATCAACTCATGTAATGAAAGCCAGTTGTTTAAAGACAAGAACATAGACATAGGTGTCATAGAGATTGATATAGAGAAGTCCGAAAACTACCATTCTGATATCCTTGCATTTAAAAATGAATATAATGTTAAAACAAGAAAATACTGTGTTTTAAGAAAGCCTACAGTCAACTGGATACGTAATGCAAACGAACTACTACAGGCATCTATTGATCACAAAAGAATACTATTTGGTTCTAGGGCGGTTGACTCGCATTTCGACGATCAAAGAAAAAAGAACTTACCGATTGAATCTCTCAAATGGGACATGAAAATAAATGCATCTTCCAAGGGCGCTAAAATGATTGACTTTATAGATCACCAAAAAAGTATAATAGAATTGACTAAATCAGAATGTGCTAATATTGAGGTGCTATCAAATCCCCAAGGATCTCAACAATTTAATCTACCACAAAACCTAAGAAGACAGACTGGTCCTAATAGAGCCCGAAAAGACTCTTATTCTGCATTGTTACTTGGCAACTGGTTTGGAAAGATTTACTTTGATTCTAAGCATGCTAAAGCTGAAAACAAACCCCAAGGTGGGTTTATCCCATTCACCATTTAAAAAAAAATTTCTAATAAGTTTTTTATTAGTTTACAGTGTAATAGAAACTATGCCTCTACCTAAGCCAAACGACAAAGAGAAAAAAAGCGACTTTATTTCAAGATGTATGTCCTCTGACATAGTAAAAAAGGACTTTGACGATAGTAAGCAGATGTTGGCTGTTTGTTATAGCCAGTTTGAAGATGCAAAAAAAGAATCTAAAGCTAGTGCCGAGTTTGGTGGAGAAGAAATAATAGTCACAGAATCCAACTACAATTACAAAAAAGAAGAGAATAAAGCTGTAGACTATGATCATGAGATGACTATTCCAGAAGCAAAAATGAAAGAGCTTCATGATAAAGGAGAAACTTACATAACACAAACCGATGGTGATCAAAAAATGATCATAAAGGTTAAATACAGTAAACAGTAAAAGTCGACTTTTCAAAGTTAAAAGTTAACTTTTGAATTTTAGGTTTTCTTGTGTATAATAGTGTATGGCGAAAAGGAAATATACTAAAAAATCAGATTACTGGAATAAATTTGAAAATGAGGAATCTCAGGCTACAATGACCTCAGATTTCCAGCCGAAAATGATGGGGGAATCGATCTACGAAACTCAAGGCTCTTCGAGAAAAAGTTCAAGTTCTGATAGTAGATCTAAGTCGAGAACTAACAGCATAGCTACAAGTAAAGTGGCTAATAAGTATGCAAACATAGACTCTGGCTTACTACCGTTCGAATACTCCGAAGATAATGTGGGAGTCACAGACGCTATTACACTTTGCCAGAAAGCTTACTTTAATATACCTGTATTTAGGTCGACCATTGATTTAATGTCTCAATATTCGAATACTGAGGTATATTTGGAGGGTGGTTCTCAGAAGTCTAGAAAGTTCGTGGAAGCTTGGTTTAAAAGAATAAGACTTCACGATATTCAGGACCAGTTTTTCAGAGAATTCTATAGATCTGGCAATGTCTTTATGCTTAGATTAGATGGAACCTTAGATATCACAAGTGTTACTAAAATGATGGAGGTTTATGGTGCTAGTAAAAAAAATGCCAAAATACCCATAAAATATATAATGCTTAATCCTGCAGATATTGTTGCTAATGGGTCAATTACGTTTTCAGAATACCAATACTTTAAGGTTCTGACTCCGTTTGAGGTTGCTAGATTGAAAAAACCTACATCAGAGCATGAAAAAGAATTATATAACTCCATGCCAGAAGAAGCTAGGGTTTCTATAAAGAATAGCCCCGCTGTATCTAACTCAACTCCGATTATACCACTAGAAACTGAAAAACTTCATGTAGTATTTGCTGGCAAACAAGATTATGAGCCCATGGCTATACCTAGCGGCTTTTCTGTTCTAGATGATCTAAATAAGAAAATGGAACTTAAAAAAATAGATCAGGCAATTGCTCGCTCTATAGAAAATGTTGTATTACTTGTAACTATGGGCGCAGAGCCTGACAAGGGCGGTGTAAATCACAAAGCTTTGTCTGCTATGCAGAATATATTTCAAAACCAAAGTGTTGGTAGAGTTCTTGTGTCGGATTATACAACAAAAGCAGAATTTGTTATCCCCGATCTTAAGAAGGTAATGGGAGCAGAGAAGTATCAAGTTCTAGACCAAGATATAAAAGACGGACTCCAGAACATCTTAATTGGAGACTCCAAGTATTCTCAGGGAGAACTAAAAATGCAGGTTTTCTTAGAAAAGCTTCAGTTGGCTAGGGATTTATTTTTAAAGGAATTTCTACAGCCAGAAATCAAAAGGTTATGTAAGGATATTGGAATGAAGAACTTTCCTAAAGCAAAGATGATTGAGGTCGGTCAGAATAAAGATGACGAAACCAAAAAAATAGCGATAAGAATGATGGAGCTTGGGGTTATGACTCCAGAGCAAGGTATGGATCTAATAGATACTGGGGATTTTCCAAAATCGAAAGATCTTCAGGCAGCTCAAAAAACATTTAAGCAAAGTAGGGAAGATGGTCATTACCTGCCTTTAGTAAATTCAATAAACTTGTATCAACAGGATGGTGATATTAATGACAAATCAACAGATTCTAATACAGCAGACGAAGGCAGAGATAATGTAGTTAAAAATCCATCTCCAAGTGGAGGTAGACCTGTTGGGGTTTCTAATTCCACTCACTATTCAAAAGCTAATATCATCGAGGTTACTAAAATGGTAACAGAGTTTGAAAAAAGAGCAGTAAAAGAATTTTCTAAGAAGTTTGATATAAAGAGATTAAATAAAGACAAAAAAGATCTTGTTTCTAGAGTTTGTGATTCGATAGTCGTAGCTAAAGAATCAGAATCTTGGGATTCGGAGCTATCAAATGTATTGGGGGACCTTGAACAAATGAACAACTTAGAAATCAATAGTGAAGTGCTAGATTTCGGAGCAAAACATCAATTAGATGATTTAAGTGCAGCTATTTTATATCACTCTACTAAACTAATTGATTGAATGGAGCCAGAGAAACCATATTGCTTTGTCCATGTTCCTAAGACGGGAGGCACTAGTGTTAGAATGCACCTGCCAAATTCAACGGGTCATAAACGGCTTTCGAGAGTAGCAGAATCAAAACTTAAAGGTAGGTTTACTTTCGCTTTTGTCAGGAACCCATTCGAAAGATTGGTAAGCGCTTATGAATATTTAAAAGGAGGTGGGAGAACCCTTGGAGAGAAAAGGCTTGGAAATGAAATTCCTGATACGTTTCCTAAATTTGTGTTTAATCTTAAACAATATATAGACAGGTCCGTACATTTAAAACCCATGTGTTATTACTTGGATAAGGAAGTTGATTTTATTGGTCGTTATGAAAACATACAAAATGATTTTAATCATGTGTGCGAGGCTATAAACTATCCTATAACTACTATGGTTCATATAAATGAAACAGATTATGGAGATTGGAGGGAATATTATTCAATGACTCAATTAGTTAAGATTGTCGAAAGCTATTACAAGGATGACCTTGATCGTTTTGAATATAAATTTTAATAATTAGATTTTTAGTGTAAATTTATTTCATGAACAAAGATGATTTTGAAGTTTGCCGATTTAATGGTAAAATCAAAGCTTTAGATAAAGATGATTTTTCTAGTTTTGGTATATCTCAAGCTAGTTTAGATGAAAAGGCTAAAAGCCTTATGCCTAACGAGTTCAATCCAGAAGACAATATTGATGTTATCCCAGTTGTTTTCAATCTAGCTGTAGTTAACGAATTTAATAAAAATGGAGATGGCATTGATACTGAAACAGCTATGGCTGCAGTAAAAAGATTTGTAAACAAACCCATAAATGTCGAACACCAAAAACAAAAAATAGTTGGTCACATGATTAATGCGTCCTTCTCTGAGGAGGAGTTTGATTTTAAAGATAATGACATAAATTCTTACGCTGGGAAAACTGAACCATTTTACATTAATGCTGCTGGCTTTATTTATAGTCATGTGTACCCAGAGCTAGCTGAAGCAATTTTGGAATCAAGCGACAAGGGTGAAGACGCATACCAGAGCATTTCCACAAGTTGGGAGTTAGCTTTTTCTCAATATAAAATAGCAGAAGGCTCAAATAAACTTTCCGAGTGTCGAGTTCTGTCAGAATCTGACGCAGAAAAGCAAAAAGAATACGTTAAAGGGTTTGGTGGAGAAGGATTAAATTCAGAAGGAAACCCTGTAAATAGGTTGATTGTAGGGAAAACTTACCCATTGGGAGCTGCCCTAACAACAAACCCAGCCGCCAGAGTTAAGGGCATATATATGAACAAGAAAGAGATGGACGAAGAGATGGAAGACAAGCAAAATAAAGAGTCTCTCACAATTTATCAAAAAGAAAAAATTTCCCTAAACAACGTAAACCCTGTAAACAAAGAAAAATTCAATATTTTAAATCATATGACAAAAGAAGAATTCGAAAAGCTCATGGATGGCGTTGCAGAAAATGTAGCTTCCGTAGTAAAGAAAGACGATCAAGCCAACTCTATTGGTGAGATTATGCGTGATGCTCTCAATGCACACGGAGAAAACTGGAAATCTAAAATTCAACTCGAAACCGAGGCTAAAGAAAAAGCTCGCGCAGACCTTGAATCCCTTCAAGCCTCTTTTAAAGGCGTTAAGGAAGAATTGGACGGAATTAAAAGCGAAATGGAAGCTAAGGCTTCTGTAGAACTTTTCAATGACCGCATGAACTTCATCGATCAAACTTACTCTCTCCAAGAGAAAGAGCTTGAGCATGTAGTTGCAGAAATGAAGGGTATCGATAATACCAGTGAATCTTTCGAAGCTCTTAAAGATAAGCTAGCTGTTGTATTCTCGCACAGAAACAAAGAAGCTATTGCTAAAGCTGAACAAGAGGTTCAGGAAAGAGTTGAAGAACTTGTAGCCTCAACTCTTGAGTCTGCCAAAAAGGTTGAATCTGAGGTTTCCGAAGCTTCCGTAGAAGATGAAGATCTTCAAACTACCGATGAAGAAACATCAACTATTCCAAATAATACCGCAGAGGCTTCTACCGAAACCTCTCTTGTAGAAAAACTAAAAAACAATTTTCAGGTACAAATTACCAAATAATAAAAAAAAATCTAACTTATAAATAAAATTATGGCTAACGATATAACTAAACTATTGCCATTCCGTCATTACAGTGAAACCGATGTTATCAACATGTTTTCATTCGACGGAGGCGAAGTAGGTGCAGGACTCATTGTTAAGATCACTAAAGCTGACCTTAACCAAGATCTTGTAGAATACGGCGAAGGGGGTTTCCTTAACGCTATTGGAAATGCTACATCTATGTATGCAAACGTTCCTCACAAAGTTCAGCTCGCTGACTCTGGGGATGTAGGATTGGGAATTCTTCTGCGTGATGTACGCGAAGAGGACGAAAACGGAGAAAAAATTCGTTTTTATCCAGAGAAAAAAGCTGAACTTCAGTGTGTAGTCTCTGGTGAGGCTGTGCCTGTAGCTTCTAAGGGTTCTTTCACATTTACTGAAGGAGCTTTTGAAGGCGGTACTATTCCTGCTCCAATGTCTCAACTTGCTGTCCGCGATGGTGGTAAGCTTGGTACAGCTGGCGCTAGTGAAGCTGTTGTAGGACTCGTTCTTGCAACTGGAAGCAGAGAAACCCAAGGAGAAGGTTCTGCCGATCCTTTCGCAGGTGACTACGCAATCGTAAAAATCGAACTCTAAAATAAATCACGAACATGAAGATTACAATTAAAAGAACAGAAGATCAATTAGCCCTAGTTCGCGCTATGGCTTCATCAAATCGTGAAGAGTCTTACGAAGCACAGGCAGCTGTAGCTTCTCTTATTGGACCTGTAGTTAACGAGGTTATTAACAACGCCACCACAATTGGCAACCTCTTTAGTACAATGACATATGAGTGGGACGACAATCCGTCACTCCCTCTAGACCTCTTCCACGACATTACAGACGAAGATTATATTCAAATTTACTCTCAACAAGTTGCGGGTGGACTTCCTTATAACCAAGTCTTTCCAGCTCACAATGAGCTTAAATTCAATACCTACACTATTGACAGTGCTCTTGCGTTTGACCGCAAGTATGCTAGAAAAGCTAGGGTTGATGTTGTCAGCAAAACATTCACAAGAATGGCTCAAGAAGTAATGCTTAAGCAAGAGCGCACAGCGTTCAACGTTTTGGCTTCCGCTCTCATTAAGGGCAACGGAACCACAAACAAGCGCATTATTTCCTCCAACAACCAAGGTCGCATCATTCTTGATGACCTTAACAGATTGATCACTAAATCCAAGCGCATTAATAGCTCTTGGGCTGGTGGTACTCCTGTTGGTGGAGCTAACGTTGGCGTAACTGACCTTATGGTTTCACCAGAGATGGTCGAGAAGCTTCGCTCAATGTCTTACAACCCAATCAATACTGAAGGTGGTGCAAGAACAGCGGGTAGCTCAAACACCTCTACAGAAAGTGCTGTTAGCGCTCCTGAGAGCCTTCGTGAGACCCTTTACAGCGGAGCTGGACTCCCTAACTTCTACGGCATCAATATCATTGAAGTCCTTGAAATGGGTATCGAGCAACGTTTCAATAAGATCGCCCTTGCAATCGACGCTGGCGATGCCTCTACAGTTACATCTGGTGGACAAGGATCAAGTCCTGACGCTGGCTTCAGTTCAACTGACGAGCTTCTTATTGGTATCGACCGTAGCAAAGAGTCACTAATCCGCCCAGTCGTTCTTGACGAAGGTGCATCTGACGCGTTCAACGTACAAGTTGACGATCAGTTCTCCGTACGCCAAGAGAAGATTGGTTGGTTTGGTAAGATTGAAGAGGGTCGCCTCTGCATCGACGATAAAGCCCTTGTGGGAATCGTCGCCTAATCGCTTAAAACAATTACAAGAACCGTTCCTTTAGAGGGGCGGTTCTTTTTTTTTGATTTTTTTGGTGTAATACATATCATATGTTATGAGCGATAATAAAAAACAAGGCAAAAAACTTAGCAAAAAAACTAACAAAGAAGCTAGGGAAAAGGAATTAAAAGAACTTTTAGATGTAGAGGGTTCTATTGGTCACGCTATACAAGAAGATGACACTGGAAAACAAAAGGAATCATTAGAAGCCTTTGAGATGGTTGACGGAAAGAGTAGAAGTGAAAAACAAAAGCAAATAGATCAAGCTAGAGATTTGGAAGATCTTCTGGGCATTCAAGAAATGAACCCATACAGAACATTAAATGAAGATATTTTTGCTAGTAAGTTAGAAGATATGTCTGTTTCTGAGATGACTTCATTAGCCATGCACGTTGGAGTTACTCCACAGCAGAGCACCAGAGAATTAAAAAGAAATTTGATTGAATCTTTCAATATGTACGCTAGGAAGCACAATGTGAATGTGCCGAGCCCAATACAACCAATCATAGACGAGAATTCCCCAAACTACAAAAAAACTGTAAGGTTGTTTAACGATATTTAAAATATGAATGACCTTGGAGAGCTTGCAGAACAAATAATAAATACTGAATTTCCTGAAGACACAGATAGATTCCCGATATCTTATGTGTCTGGTTGGTTAGATGCTAACATAGGCGAAGTCAACATTCTTCTCAATGAAGATTTTGAAATAGATGTGAGTGGTAATTTTTTACCCTCATTTTGCGCTGAAGAGGAGGCAATCTATACTGAGCTATATTCTGTACATTATTACGAGAAGCTCTCTAGGGACGTTCTGAGGGGTATTACGAGCAATTGTGCTGGCTCCTCTGATTGGGTGTTGTTAAAAGAAGGTGATACAACAATACAAAAACAAAACAGAAACTCTATAGCCAGAACCTTGAACTCTTTTAAAAATGATTCAATGGACAAGCTTAACGACTTAGTTTCTAAGTATAATGTTTATAAATCATCACCTATTCAGGTTTACGGTTCAGACAAAAACAATATAGCATAAGATGTCTTCTCTATTGTCAGATGATGAAAAGAAGCAAATTCAACTTGAGTTGGATAATGTAAGGGATACCTTTTTTAGGGACATATATGTGTATATAAAGAAATATACTGATTCTCCCAATGACTTACCTCAAGACTATAACCCCCTTTATAGTGCTCCAAAGCAAACGACTAGACACACTACCACAAGGAATACAATGGAAAAAGTTAAAATACAAGCCATTGTAAAATACGAAAACTTCCAAGATGATAGAATCGTTGATGCTAAAGCACAAATGAACTTATCCGCTTCAGAGGGTAGGATTAGACTAAAAGTCAAAAAAGAGGGTTACGAAAAATTGAAAATTTCATCTAGGGTTGAAGTAGACGGAGACCTGTTTACTTTAGAAGGAGATTCAAAACATATAGGTCCATTTGACTCTCAGTATTATCAGGTAAACTTGAAGAGAGAAAATTAATGGCTAGAAACGTCAAAGTAGTCATAAACAAAAGGGCTGTTTTAAGAGATGTAATGACATCTAGCAAGAGATCTTTAGCTTTGCAAATAAGAAGATCATTAGCTCCAGAAATTCTAAAAAAACAAAAGCAACTTCAAGGTGACTTCGAATCTCATCCAGTTACAAGAGAGATAGAACAAGGTCCTTATGCCAACAACATAAGTGGTCTTACAAATGGATATGGAAACTTGTTTTCTTTCATAGGTTTCGAAGCTAACTCTACGCCAACAATAGATATCAAAAGAATATTCGATAGGAAAATCACTTATAGCGTAAGAAGTTTAAAGCAAAGCGGTTCGTTCAAAGTATCTATGTCTATACCAACTTTAGAAGAGGTTTTTTCTGCAACACCCATTCCTTGGGCTGGAGGTTTGAGTTGGGCTGAAGGAATAGAAAAAGGTATAAGCAATCTTGGATCTTATGTGTATAGTAGTAATACAAAGACATCTTCGAGATCAGGTTCTGGATTGCAGGTTTCAAAAAGCACAGGGTCTAGCTTTGATACAACACCTTATATATCTAAAATCATAGAAGATTTTAAAAACAATTTAAGAAAAATTTAAAAATGAAAGCCCAGTTCGATCAGAATCTATTATCTAGCTTTTACCTTTGGTTTGAAAATGCCCTACTAAAAGAGGATATAAAAGCATATGTCACAGGTCTTGAAAACAGTTTTAAGTATGTGGAATATTCGGATTTACCAAGTGATTTTATAGGTTACCAAGGTCAGTTCAGGCAGTTGGTTGCGGATCAGTCTGTAGAAAGCCCAAATTCTGGTGTTTATATAAATGGACAATTTATAAATGACGATCCAGACAGTAACGGAGGTGTTTTCTTGGATTATCAAGAAGGCAGAGTTGTATTACCTTTATCCTCTGGCAAAGACTTGGATATAACAGCAACTTCTACAGTAAAAGAGGTTAACACTTACATAGCTAACGATAGTGATGTAAGCACAATACTTCAATCTGATTTTCTAGAAAATGGTCAAACCACTCCTTACTTTTTTAACCAATCAGAAAAACTAGACGAAAAAACATTTTTTTTGCCAGCTTGTTTTATCTCTTTAGCTTCATCTAAAAATGACGAGCATTGTATTGGTGGAATGGAAGAAACTAAAAACAGAGTTCAAGTTATGGTTTTGACTAGAGATAATTTTGTAATAGACAGTATAATTTCTAAGTTTAGAGACTCTGCTAGAGACGAGTTTTCACACATACCTTACGAAAACTTTCCTTATGGGTTTTCTTATTCTATAAAGCAAGCTCCATATGATTACGAGGTTTTCCAAAAAACCTTTGAAGGAGGTGTCACTACTCATTTGGATAAGGTTAGTGTATCTAAAGTTTACTCTGAAAGAATGAGAGAACTTATTAATAGGGACTTTTCTGTAGCCATGATGGAGTTCGATTTATCAACATATAGATTCCCAAGATTACAATAAGGTGTAAAAAATAAAAAACATTCTAATCAATTATGTCAAGAACAAGAATCATTTCACAAAACAAAGCGGTCTTTGCTTCTGCAACTGGCTGGGGAGGCGGATTAACCACCGCTTCACAATTAAACAGGGTAGATACTTTCTCTTTTGAAGTCGATCAGGCAGGAGCCAGAGAAGACATTAGGGAGTTCGGTCAACTATCGCGTATTGGAGTAGAACTTACTTCAGAAGTAACGCCAACAGTTTCTCTAGGCTATTTCCTTGGAGGAGGAGAAAACGAGACGTATCTCGGGCTCACAACTTCTAACCTAAACGCACAGATTATTTCTGGAATTTTGTCAGAAGACCCAGACGCAAGAGAGCGCAACCTTTATGTTGCTACCGTTAAAGAAGGAGAAGACGCATTTAATAGCACTTCTTGGGCTAGCGACGAAGCTGAACACGATACAATTGGATTCGGAAACGTATTCTTAACATCTTACACAGCCAACTTTGCTGTAGGAGAAATTCCAAGAGTTGATGTCGAGGGAGAAGCTTCTAACGTTGTTTTCTTTACAGGAACTCATAGCGCCTTAGAAAACCCTTCTGTTGACTCCACCTACGCAAGACAAGCTGGAACTATCACTTTGCCAGCTCCTGATACTGGATCAATGTCATTTGCTGTACTTAGACCGCAAGATGTAAGCGTTACATTCGAGAACGATGAAATCTCAGTTGGAGACAACATTGGTGTAGATCTTTCTAATATATGTGTTCAGAACGCAAGCGTGGAAATTCCACTAGCAAGGGAAAACGTCGAGTGCCTCGGAAGAGAACGCGGAACAAAGTACCTTGAGTTTCCAATTGACGTTAATGTCAACATGAGCGCTCTTGTAAGTGACTTCAAACAAGGTTCACTTGAGTATGTTCTCACTGGAACTGCTGGAGACGACAGGGTTGACGTTGTTATCAAAGTCGAAGATAAACTCGGATCTCCCGTCCATGTATTTCAGCTTAAAAATGCTGTTCTGGATAGCCAATCATTCAGCACATCGTTGGACGACAACGAAAGTGTTGATTTAACTTTCTCAGCTCAAATTGCTGGAGCTTCAACCTCTACAGAAGGTGTCTTCTGGAGCGGAAGAGAAGCTTAAGTTTTGTATTGTTGTGTTAAACAAGCCCTTCCGAAAGGTTGGGCTTGTTTTTTTGTGTAAAAAAGAGTATGCAGCAAACAAAAAAAATAGATTCTGAATCTTTCTCCAAAGGCATATTTGAATTATCCTTTGCTATTCGGCAAAAAGAAAGTTCTTTTAAATTACATTTAGGAAGTGGGTTTTTCGACGGAGAAGATATCAATGACCTGCAATCTACTGGAATATCTTTTTCTGGTGAAAATGGTCAAATTTTTGATTCTTCTGGAAACTTTTTTGGAGGTTACTATCCGTCTAAGGTCTTTGGCTTAGATGTACATATAAAAAACGAATATAAATATTCTTATTTTTTTAATAGTTTGTTGATTTCAAATGATATGGACATTGAGAGCGATTATATAAATGCAATTAAGTTCGAATCAGAGGACGGGGATTCTCTTTCTTTAGGAATCAAAAAATAAATTTGATTTTTAACTATAAATAAACATAATTATATAAATAAACACATTTTATGAAAGAACTTTATTCATTTGAAATCGAAAGAGATATTGTAGTAGAAACACCTTATACCAAAAAAACGAAAAACGGAGAAAAGGAGTATACTAAGAAGACTAAGAAAAAAAAGAAAGAAAGGGTTATTGTTTACAAACCAACTGTTTCAGACATTGAGAGGGCTGAGTTTTTCTATGGTCAAAAATACAACGAGTATATTAATGCTGGTTTCTTAACTAGAGCTATGCTCGAAAGAAAGTTTGCGAGTAATGAGGATACCGTTGGGCTAGAGAAAGATCTAAAAGATGCTTTGTTGTTAAACATCGAATCTTCTAGAACTATAGAGTTTTACGGAGCTGCGAAAAAACTTGATGAGGAACAAAAAATCAAATTAGCAGAAGCTGAAGAGAAGATGGCGGAAGCTCAGTCTATCATTATGAAATACGAATCTTCCTTGAGAGATCAATATAGTCAGACTGCAGACGTTAAATCAGAAACAAAAATGATAGAATGGTTTATATTTAACTTTTCTTTTTATGAGGACGAGGTAGAAGGAAAGACTGACGTTTTCCCTGTATTTGAAGGTGCAAGCTTTGATGAGAAAAGGCAATCATTTCTTTATCTTTCTGAAGATAAGGAAGATATTGAAGATGAAAACATACTCTTAATTAAAGATATTTTTGATAGCAGTTTTGATAAACTAACTAAGGTTATTAACCTTTGGTATAATAAAATGGGCAACAACCAAAAAGAAATAGATAAGAGTATGAAAGAGGTCTTTTCTAGTTAGATGGATTATAGTTTAATATTGCTAGATATATTAAGGGGTTATAGTTATATAGACACTCCAGATGGAAAAATCTACCTTAAACATATATCTATAGAAGAGCAACTATCTTTAACTGAGTTTGAAAAAGAGGATTTCGATAATCTTGTTAAATCTGGCATAAAGCCAGAGTCAACACTTCTAAGCGACGCTATAAGTTATGGAGGTTGGTCAGAAGAAGAAGAAAAACAAATAAAAGACCTTACTTGGACTGTAGATAAGAGTGAGAAAGCTTCTAACAACATTGCTGATGCAAATCAAAAGCAAATGTTTAGAAATACATTCCAGAAAGAAAGAAGTGAATTAAAAATACTCAAAGAAAAGAAACAAAAAATAATTTCCTTTAGTGCCGAAGTCCTATCTTCTACATCAAGAACAAAAAGGTATGCTGAATTGTGTTTTTTTAGAGATCCTAATTTTACAAAAAAAATAAAAAAGGATATCAAGCAAAGATATAATGAACAGCTTTTTAAAAAGATTGGAGTCTTCTTCGATGAAAAATCATTAATAAATGCGGCTTATGAGCCGTCTTTTTTTGAGCCCTTCATATTGCAAAACAAAAGTCCTTTCTGTATTTTTGGAAAAAGCCTTGTGGAGTTGTCATATTTGCAATCAAGATTAATGGTTATTGCTAACACTTTGCTTAGTAAGTTTAAAAATTGTACCAATATACCAGAAGACGTATCCAGTGATGCTGTAGCTCTTTTTAAATATGAAGAATCGGATAATAAACACAACAAGGGGAAAACTACTGAGGGAGTATCTGATCTGAAGGCAAAAATGAATAAAAAAGGTAAGCTTACCTCAGAAGACCTTTTGTCTTAAAATGTGTAATAGCTATAAATGGCATCTTCATTACAATTAAGCGCAGATTTAAGGCTGAACCCTAACAGCATAAAGCAATCTGCTAATCAGGTAAAACAAGCGTTAGGAAGGATCACAGGTCAAGCCTCTGAGTTCCAAAAATCTCTCGATGCTTCTACAGCTAGGGTCTTTGCGTTTGGAGCTACCACAGTCGTTTTAAATACCGTCTCTCAAGCTTTTAGAAAACTTGCTGAGTCTACAATAGAGGTCCAAAAAAGATTGGTAGAAATTAATGCTATATTTCAACAGTCTGAGAGTGTATTGCAGAATTTTAGGGAGTCTATATTTGATGTAGCTCAAAACACTGGTCAAGCATTTTCGACAGTTGCTGATGCAGCAGCCGAATTAGCAAGACAGGGTCTTTCTGCAGAAGAAACTACGAAAAGACTGCAAGCTGCATTAATATTAACTAGAATATCTGGTTTGGGAGCAGAGGATTCTGTGAAAACTTTAACAGCAGCTATTAATGGTTTTACTTCAGCCGCATTAACTGCCAATGAAGTAACAGACAAAATTGTTGCGGTGGATACCGCTTTCGCTGTATCTGCGCAGGACCTAGCTCAAGGATTAGCTCGAGCTGGTTCGACGGCTGAAGATGCTGGTGTTTCATTTAACGAACTACTTGGTTTGATAACTGCTGTTGAGCAAAGAACAGCAAGGGGTGGAGCAGTTATAGGTAACGCATTTAAATCTATATTTACAAGGTTATCTAGAGGAACTACTATTGCTGATCTTCAGTCTTTAGGTGTGGAAATAGACGCTACCCAAACAGGAGTGCAAAAACTACAAGCTTTATCTAATGCAATAGAAGGAATAGGAGACCCTACTGTAGTAAGCAAAATCAAAGAACTCGCGGGTGGTGTCTTCCAGATCAACGTGGTTAGTGCTGCATTAAAGGATTTGACAAGCGAGACATCTGTATTTAGGAAAGCTGCTGACGAGGCTGCAACAGCTTCTGGTCAAGCCTTCAAAAGAAATGAAACTTTAAACAAATCTTTAGCCGCTCAAATAAATTCTTTAGTGGCGGGATTAACTGATCTAGCTGAAAAAATAGGTTCTCTTACGTTTGCTCCTCTTTTGACTAATTTAATATCAGTAGCAAGCAAGATAACAGAGACACTAAGTAGTGCTCTAGGTGGTGAAAACGGGAGTGTTGTAATAAAAGGATTGTTTCAAGGTATAGGTGCTTTCATTTCAGGCCCAGGTCTTGTTATAATTACAACCGCTTTTTTGAAAATCGTAAAGCTTATTGGGAAGTTCGCTATAGAGGGATTTAGGTCTATAACCTTGATAGGTTCAGAAACTGAAAAAATAAAAGGCATAGAAAAGGGTATAGTAAATTTGCTAAGTCAAGATGATGCTCTTAGAAAGTCCATAGCAAGTCAAACCTTATCTCAGGCACAAAAAGAACAAGCTGTAATAGATGCTATAAAGAGAGAAAATCAACTACTTACTCAACAAGAGGCTCTTTTAAGAAGGTTGGCTACTTTAGCTGCGTCTAGGGGTGTTACTGGTTTTGGATCTGGATCTGGGTTCACAGGTGGTAATAAAAAAAGATTTTCTCAAGGATATGTACCAAATTTTGCTCGGAATGATTTTAAGTTAGAAGAAGCGGAGGCTAAATCTTTAGGGGCTAGCTCGTCTGTAAAGGCTAGGATGGGCAAAGGTAAGATTGGAGGCAAAAGATTTGTCATGAATAACCAAGAAACCGAAATACCAAATTTTGGTAGAAACGGAGACTCAGCTGTTATACCACGTTATTCAAAAGGGTTTGTTCCTAATTTTGTCAACAAACAGCCACCACCACTACCAAAATCAAGGTATGGTACAAACAACCAGTGGGTTAGTGTTAATAAAGCAAAAAACGCTACAGATTCAGCTCTTTTTACATCAGACAATGACGCCCCCTTTTATCCATTTAAAGCTAAAGGAATTAAATCGACTCACGACGAGATTGTTGGGGAAGGCGGCTTGGTTATTAGAAATAGGTATAAGGAATGGGAAAAAGCCGAAAACTCAAAAAGAATAGAAACTATTGACCTAAACAAGATAGTTGGTGGATCTTTGCCTTCAATTTTGATACCAAGAAAACCAAGTTCGCCGACCGCTCTATTGAACTCTCAAAAAACAGATATTTTAAAACCTATAAATTATGAGTTTCCTGTTAAAGGTATAAGCGGTAAAAATACAGAAGCCTTGGAAGCTAAGTTCGAAAAAGATTTCGATCCGCAAAGAATTGAAAAACTAGCTAAAGGTAGAGTACTTAAATTTGCAAGGCAAATAACAGATTCTCTAGGGTTGCCAAAAGGTGAACCAAAAGATATAAAGAGAACAAAAGAGACGGATGGTTTTACTGGAGCTATTAGGTCTGCTGCGGGAGCTATCTTTGACGCTTCTGTTACAACCGCATTAAATGTAAAAAGCAAAGATACATCAAAGGACAAAGGGGGGAACTTTGACGTTAGGGGTAAGAACCCAAATCTAAAGGCTCTTTTCGGGCAAAGTCCAACTCCTTCAAAAGGACCTTTTACTGGGTTAGGTGATTTTAAGTTTACTCCAGATACGGATAGCTTAAGAAAAAAATCTCTGAACGAATTAAGAGGAAAATATAAAAGCTCTTATGAAGAACTAAAACTTGAGAGAAATCCAGATAAAAAAGGCAAGGCAACAGTAAGAGTACCAAAGAAAACAACAAAAGCAAGAAAGAAAGGTTTTGCTTCTGGTTATATCCCCAACTTTGTTGGTAATGGACCTTTAGGTGAAGCTATAAAAAGAGAAAAAGCCGCTGGTTTACCAGAATCAAAAATAAGGGTAGATCAAAGCCAAAAACTAGCTAATAGGAGAAACCCTACTGGTTTAGCGGTAACAAACACAAGAGACGAACCAAGAGGTTTAAAGGATGTTTTCGCAAGTGGCTATGTTCCTAACTTTGCCAAGTTGGGTGGAGGCTTTGCTGGATTTGATCAAAGGACAGTTTCTGCTCAAAAAATCCAGAAGTTAGAACAACAGATAGATAGAGCTGCAAAAAGTACAGGAAAATCTGCAAAAAGCGTAGATAAACTTTCAAAAGACACAGACAGAGCAGGTGGTTCTATGAGACTATTTGGCGCTGCAATTGCGTCACAAGCGGCTATTGGTATTGCAAATGCTAAAGCTACAGCTTCTGCTAACGCAGCGACCCAAGATAAGGTAGACGTTATAAATAGAGAATTAAAATCAAACTTAGAATCAATAGAGGCTTCAGACAATATAGCAAAAGAGAAAAAACTTCTTTCTGAGGCTATTGAGAGAAATGCAAAAGAGCAAATTGAACAACTAGAAGCTAGCAAAACTTTTACTCAATCGCTAACAAGTTTTAGTCAGAGTTTAATCTCAGGTGGTTTTGCTGTTGCCCAAATAAGTGAGTTAATTCCAAGAGACAAATTAAAAAGTCTTGCTGGGACTGCATCACAACGATCCTTTAAAGGCATTAAAGGAGGTCCCATAAAAGGAGTAGGTTTTAAAGCTGGAGGAGCAAATTTAAAAAAGACGTTCGCTAATGGATCTAAAGTTTTAGGAAGAACTATTGCCAGCAATCTAGCAAGCGGAGCTTTCTTGCTCAAAGCTGGACTTATCGCGGGTATAGTTTTAGGTGGAAAGGAGCTGATAGTAGCTTTTAATAGGTCTCGTCTTTTAAAGCAAGGAAAAGAGCAATCTGCTGGAGCTGCAACTCAAGCGAGAAAATCAGCGGGGAATATCGCTGATAGAACTTTTGAAAATATTGATACTAGTCTTTTAACCGCAGATCAGAGGGCGGATATAGATTCAGTAATAAGGGAGTTCAGAGAGGAGGGACTAAAGTCGGAAGATGTATTTGATTCAGAAGGATTTATTGTTGGTTCCGAATTAACTGATGCAGCTAAAGCTGCTGCGAAGGAGTTAGAAAGAATTAAGAAAGTATACAATAAGGCAAACCAAACTAAGATAGCTGAGATAAACAAGCAGATAGAGGGAACTCTACAAAAAATATCAGAGCAAAGACAAAAGGAATTAATAGATGGATTGAATATCTCAGGGGTTAGAGCTAGAATTCTTCAAAACGAAGAAAAACAACTAGTTCTACAAGATCAGATATCTAGATCCAGAGAAAATCTAAAAAGAAACCTAGATAATATCGTTTCCTTACTTCCAGAGGGAGAACGAAAAGTCGCTCAATTTATAGCAGACATAGCTAAAAGCCAGCAAGACATAAGTGGAGTAGGTGGAGCTCAAGATAACTTGAGACAAAGCGAAAATGATGTTTTCAGTAAAAGAAAAAGTAAAAGTTCTGCAGGTGGTAGACTGAGAGAATTAAAAGACAAGCAAGCAAAAACCCCAGGATTGGATCTATCAGAAGAAATAGGTAAAGCAGCTGACGAACTGGACCAAGCAAATCAAGATTTTGTAGAAGCAATAAAAAAACGAGGTGAAGCTGAAGACAGTTTAAATCAGACTATATTTGATGGAGGAAAAAAAATTCTTGATGGTTTTGATTCATTTGGACAAGACCTTGTGGAATTAACTGGTGATAAAACAAAAAGTGCTTTAGCTAGCTACAGACAAAGCTTATTGACGGCTGGAGTCGGTGCGGATATACTGCAAGCAAAAATTCTTAAACTTCAAGAATCCGTAAATACAGATAGGCTTGCAAATATACTAAAAGATGGTGCAGCAAAAAAAGCAAGAAAAGATGAAGTAAAACAGAATATTCGAGGTTTACCTGATGAAATAAAAAGAAATAAAATACTACAAGAACAATTTCAAAAGCTGAAAAGCAGGACAGAAAGTTCAGGCTTCAATAGTCAGGATAGTGGAACTAAAAATTCCGTTTTCGATGCATTAAATGTCGTAACAGATCAATTAAAAGCGAGTGCGCTAAAACTCAAGGAGTCTGGAATAGGTCTGGGTGATGTAAAGATAGATAGCAGAAAAGGGAATGTTACTGGTTCTGATCTAGTAAAAGTAGAGCGGGAATACGAAAAACAATTAGTAAAAAGAACTGAAGGACTAGCAATTCTGAATGGTGCAAAAGTTTCGGATCCTGATGCAATTGGAAATAAACTTAGTCCAGAAGGTGATCCTTTGAGTGGTAAGGTTCAGAAGGAAGTGGAGAAAATACTTGGTGCTGTCCAAGGGGCTGCTGCTAATTTGGTAGGCTTTCAGCAAAAATATCCAGAGACATTTGGGAAAATGCTTTCAAGCGCATCTGAGCTCGCAAAAGCTTTAGATCAAACTAAGGGGAGCATTGCTCCTTTCGTAGGGACTACCAAGGTTATAAATAAGTTTGTTACAGACGCAAATACAGCAGTGTCTGTGCAACAGCAAAATATAGTAAAATTAGCAACAGCTAACAGCAAATTAAGAGAAACTATACAAAAATACGATTCAAATATAGAAAGTCTTTCTGGTGTTTTGGATAGTCTTGTTGGTAGAGTTTCAAAATTAGAGGGTTAAAATATGAGTTTAATAATTAATAATATAGAGTCGTCTTCTTCTACAATAAATCATAAATATTTAACCGAAAGGGAATCCTTTGGTTTATCTTTTGTAGGAACTTACACTGTAAATATTTCCGATATTGAATTTGAAGACGATGATATCGGATTGATTGCAGGTGTAGAAGCATTAAAGAAAGTATTCAGCGAACCAAGCGTAGTAGGAAGAATAGGTGGGGATGATTTTACAAATGGAACACTTACATCTTTAACATTCGACCAATCTACTCTTGCTGGCTCTCTTAAAGCTACATTAGTCATAAAGGAAGATAAAAATTTATCTGAATACAAACCCTCTGATCCTTATGACCCCCAAGGAGCTGCAGTTGACATTCCGCAACCGCATTTATTAGAATCTTTTTCTGAAACTTACAGTTTCGACAGGTCTGGAGGAGAGTATAATTACGATAGGTCTCTTTCAATTAAATACATCAAAGGATCGGATTCGTTTCTAAGCAATATAAAATTATTTCTTTCTGATTATTTTTCTAACAATAGACCTGATTTAGGTTATCAAACCGACGGTATATCTGAAAATGCTAGATTCAATCAGGGATTCAAGGGCAATTTATCAGAGGAGATAGATCTTATAAACTTATCTGTCTCTCTAACAGAAAGTTTCAATTCAAACACAATACATACAGGTGGGGTTGGTAGGTCCAAAAAATATTCAATTGCGGTAAACGAAAAAGGATATATAGATAAAACATATGAAATAAATCTTAATTGTTTAAGTTCTAATAATAATTCCGTATTGCAATTGGCTGTAAAACAAGAATTGGATGACTTAATTACAGAACAGGCAGGTGACTCTCCAATATCCACGGAAAAAGGTTTTTCTGTAGATGGTAGAGCTGCTACATTAACTGCAACATTTAGTAACAATCCTGAAAGTAACAATGAATCAAAAGTATTTTCTTGTTCAAAAGAATTTTCAGAAAAGGAAACAACTTATTCTTTATCTGTAACATACAAAGCTGAAGCTGATGCTACATTTACAGAGTGGGAAAATACAAACCAGCTGTACGAAAATGACACTACAACGCCATTACAGTATGTACAGAGGCTGTTCCTTGAAGCGGAAGATGTTTACGAAAAATCAAAAACCGTTAATTCAACTAAAAACAAACCAGCATCAATAACTGAACAAACGGTTTTCTCTGATAGTGATGCATTTGACACTGAAGACTTAGATGGGGCATTAAAATATCAATTGAGCACCTCGTCAGACAACATCAAAAAAGTAGAATCTGAGGCTATAAGTCAGATAGGTTACGACTTAATAGGAAAAAAAGAATTTTATATCAGCAATGAAAACAAAAAAATAACCTCAGTAACCTCTTCTTTGGATGTTTCGTTAGTTCAAGGAACGGCTGGTGAGGCTATGACGTTCATGGAGGATTCAGGAAGAGCAACGGACCTTTTAAGTGGAGCTTCAGGCATTAGCGCGGGTGTAACTGACTTTTATTTGCAAAGCGATACAATTGTCATTAATTTAGATGCTAATACGGCTACAAGAACGCACGAATATAAAGCGATATAAATAAACAAAAAAATATAAAAAATGGCGATATCTATAAAATACGGATCATATTTTTTTCCAGATCCTCAACCACAGATTTCTATTAATGAAAATAGTTCTTTGGTGTCTGGTTATCTAGACCATTTTGAAACACAATTTAACATTAATGGCATCTTAACTGGTTCAGGAATTGCTGAATTAAATGGTTTGAAAAATGATATGCTCGTAGGTTTAGCGTCACAATTTGAAGAGTTTTCGTTAGGAGAGGGTGATTATCAATATTGTAAAGTTACGTCGATTGGTTTCGAAGAAAGTGACTTAACTACATTTTCACCATACTCTGTACAGATTACAGCTTTGAGTACTGGAGCTGACACTGGAGGGTTTTTTGGTATTTCAGATCCAGTAGATTCTTGGTCTTTTCAAGAGGAGGATCAAAAAATAATATCAGCCACACATACAGTTTCAGCTAAAGCTCAAAAAGTTTCTAGTTTAAACCCTTTGCAAAAAGCCGTAGATTTTGTTAATGACAGGACAGGAATACAAGGCATAAACAGCTCTGCATTTTTCTCATATAATAGTGGTTTTTTAGTATCAACTACAGAAAGCATAGACGAAAATAATTTCTCTTATGAGGTATCTCAGGAATTTTCCTTTAAGGATCAGGGTTCTTACGCTTATGAATCAGATGACATAGCTTTAATAAAGACTGATGTATCAATCAACAACAGCAAAGATAATGGCTTTAATGGCTCGGTAAATGGTACGATGTTTTCAAATCTTGGCGGTACAGGTTTAACAACTGGTGATTTCACAACTGGTCAGGCTAAATCTATATTAGATGAATTTGTTTTAGCTTCAAAGTCTACAAGTGAAATTTATTCATCATCTAACTTGAGAATTGAATCTTTAAATTACGATGTTGAGCAGGATTCTAATGCTATATCTTTTTCTTTTAATTTTTCTGAAGCAGATTCAGAATCAGAGGGCGATATTAAACACGAATATAATGTAACTGCGTCGATTAGCAAAGAAGGCTCGAGCATAATTGAAACTTCTATTGATGGTCAGGTTTCTTACCAAGGAACATCTCTCCAAGCGGGTACAGGATTATACGAAAATAATCCTGTTTATTTGGCGGTAGACTCCTTTTATGGTGGTATTGATCAATATGCTTTATCTTACCCCTTCTTTGATAATTTCTACAGTGGAATTACTGGTTACCTTCCAGCAGATAATACAAAATTCCTAAATTCAACACCAGCAAGTTTTAGTGAAGAAAAAGATCCAGTCGAAAATGTCATAAGCTACAATTATACTTTTAGCAGTGAAGTAGAAACTGCTGTTGATGGGTCTACAACAATTACAAAAAATATTCCAGTGTTAGTTGATTCTGTTTTCGAAACAATGAACGGGTTTTGCATTCAGACGGGTGTAAATACAACAGCTGGTAAAATTTCTGTTAGTACATCTTCGACAACTGGGAGTTTTGGTGATATTATTAGTTATGCAGAAGGCTTGTTAGACTCTCTGGAACCAGACGCAGTCTTTTGGAAGGATTCATCTATAAATAGCGGCGAAAATGACATTTCAATTTCATTAAGTAAATATTATGAGTAATCAATCACTTCAATACATTTTGTCAAAATCTCTTAATAAGGGAGATGTTTCTGGATTTTATTATGATTTTCAAGATTCTGGAATAGAAGATGCAATTGACGCTACAGGAGGTTATATCGATTGGACTGGTTACTTTTCTAATCAGCACCCATTGTTTGAAGATTACTCTTATCCTGCAATAGCTCCTTATCCTGCGATAGCTCTTTCCGCGACTGGATTCCCTTTTACTCCTCAATTAGCAAAAGAAAAAGCACTTTCTTTCATTGATAGCAATGGATTGCAACTATCGTCTACAAATTTAAAAATAGAAAAAAATACAACTAATTTTGATGGTTTTTCTATGATTTTGGGTTTTGAGTTCAGTGGGGAGGTTTCTAATGGAATTTTGTTTGGATCTTTTGAAAAAGAGGAAATACAACTTCCTAATAATTCATACGAAACAGGATCTAAGGGATTCAACTTAGGGGTGACAGATAGGGGTCATTTATTTGTTCAAGGTTATTCGAAAAAGGGTCAATTTGCAGAGATAATAAATAAAGAGCTAACAAAGAAAAACTACATTGGAATTGGCATATCGAGAGGAAATATTAACGTTTCTATTTTTGACTTTTTTGAAAATAAGCACTTTGTTAAATCAATAAATCTAGGTAAAGAATATATTTCTTGCCCAGAATACTTCTATTTTGGGGGATCAGAGCAGTATTATGCTAGCGAAAACACCCATCAAACAACATTTAATGGATACATAAATAGGATCTTAGGTTTAAATGAATATTTAACAACCCAAGATCTTTTCGAGGCAACAAAAGGTATGGTGGGTGATTATACTTTTGTTAGTGGTGGGTCTGGATCAAATACAGAGCAAAGGGTTACTGGCGAAACAATTACATACAAAACTGGCATAATTGGTTATGAAACTATTGTCACTGGGACAGGCGAAGTTCTTACAGGTGTTCCTTATATTACAGGTCAATACTCAGTGACTGGTTCAAAAAATGTCGTAGAGGGTCAAAAATACGAATCAAATTTATACACTGGAAATAAATATATTAGTGAGGTTGGTTACTTAGATCCATCTTTACGAGGATCTTATTCTCCAACTGGAGAAGATGCGAACTCAATATTAGGTTTGAACGATACTGGGTCTTCGGTATCTGAATACAATTTAAATACAGGCACTTTTTATCAGTATACGGGCGTAGAACTTTATGGTGAATCACCTATAACGGGAACATTGGGCGAAGTTAGCGGAGTAGAATATTCTTACGGTATTAACACAACATATTATAGCATACCAGATTCTTCTGGTGTAACTTTTAATATAAATGCCAATAACCTTAAGCATGATTACATCTATTACATGGGACAAAGATAATGAATTTTGATTACAGCATATCATCTGGGAGTGATTTTATTTCGGGTTCCGACGAGCTTTTCGAAAAGAAAAACTTTAAATCTTCTTTTTATGGGGGTTTTCATTCCTTGGAAAGGAGTATTCTTACTGGAAGTTACACTGTGTTACTTTCAAATAATTCTCAAACTCTTGTCGAAGAGGCTCCTCAGATTCAAAATGTCAACGGTAAAGATATATTTTCTATAGAAAGCGGTGATTTTTACACAACAATAAATACAAACAATTCAAATAATATTTATATTAATGAAATAAACCAATCAAAAAACGATATTATAATTTATGACCAAAAAGATTTTGGTTCTGGTTATATTTATCTTCAGGAGTTTTCTGGCACTGGTACATGGGAATCTAATACTATTCCCAACTTAATATCTGGCATAAACGAAGATCAACCATCCGATATAGATGATTTGTTTGAAAATTGGTTTGTTTTTATGAATGGTCAAAAAGTTAATAGGAACGACTCATCCTTTATTGATGAAGTAACTGGCAAAGCTTTTGCATACAAAAAGCCATACAAAGAATACCAGATCCATGGGAGTTCGGCGGATGTTTATGGAAGTAGTTTCATTAAAGACCAAATTAACCTTTATGTTAATGGAATGGAGCAACAAAAAGAAATTTTGCTTCAGTTGTACACTGGAGTATCAATGATAAAAACTGGAGAAGATAATGTTGCTAGAGACCTTTATGGTACTTATAATAATGTAATATTTTAAAATTATGGAACCAGAAACAATAGTCAGTTTTGATATAAATTTAACTAATGGACCAAGCGGATCAACAGCTTCGGTCAAATCTGCTGTAGGCGGTAAAGATTTTAAAGGTAATGAAATAGGGGGTCAATTAACATTTACTGATTTAGGAGAATCTTTAGCTCTAACTGAACCTACATTAAATTCATTGATAAGTAATTTCCTTGTAACAGAAAAAAAAGTTATAAAAGACAAGGGTTCAAAATTTTTTGAATATTCTCTTCAAGATAAGACATCACTAATCTTGGATAGTCATTTGATTTTAATAAGAGGAAAAGATGTAGCCCCAAATGGAGCGGCAGAGTATGAAGCTTGGATAGCTAATTGGACAGAATTGCCAGAAAACAGAAAAAGAAAAGGTCAAGCGGCGGCTAATCCTTCTTTTGGTACGCAACCTGCCGTTAAAGTTAACAATTGTCTTATATTAGGTCAAATATATAATGAAATATCATCAACTGACGACAATGGAGATCCTTTCACAAAAGTTTTTCAAAATGGTGCTTACAAAACAGAATTTTCTCAAAATCCCCAAGGACCGATTACAGACGAAGTGGACGATGAGGGAGCTGTAATTCCTCTTGGTGATGTAAAGTGGGAAGATTCAAAGCAAAAATTTGGTTATACAAGTGAGGAGTTGCAGGAGGCTTTGGATTTAATAAATATTGAGATATCAGGCATAGAACCAAATTCAGACTTTTTAAATGAAGAATCTGGTTCTGCCTCTTCCGCTATTTCATCTTTAGCAGCTAAACTAGGTCTTTATGTAAGAATAAATGGTTTTGATAATAAGGTGATAGCATTTAGCCCTGCTGAAGCATCTGATTATGTAGTTGAAGATTTGACGCTGTCTACTGATGATTGCATTTTATCAGCAACCTATCAAGAAAATAAACTTATACCAACAAAAGCCGTTAGCTATAACTCGCTTATAAAAAGTGAGAGCATAACAGTAATACAGACTAGTTATGGAGGTGGAGCTGGAAGAACCCTTAAAAAACCTTTTTACCTAGTTAAAGAGGCTTATGGTAAGGGCGATTCTGCTATAGGTAGAATGGCTGGGATGCTTTTTGTCCTGCACGATAGAAAAGCTTTAAATGATGAGACCATGTTTAATTGGCTAACTTGGCTTTGGCTAAAAAAACCTGCTGGTGATACAGGAATGAATCTTTTTAAAAATGGTAATCTTATTCCAGCAGGATCAGGGCTTGAACTAGATCCAAAGGACAAAACCGACCAACGAGCTGGTCTTCCAAATAGTATTAAAAACACCTTGGACAAAGTTAAGGGGGTAGCGCCTAAGGTTTACAGTATGCTCCAGTCGGACGGAAAGGTAAGAGAAGGAGGTTATGGTAACGCTGTTTTTAGTGGATTGATTAATTTTATACTCGAAAGAGCCATGAACGGCATCTATGTTACAGACGGTATGACTGAATATAGAGCATTCAGGACCCAGATAAGCGGAGAGGGCATGGATATTGTAAAAAGTCCAGTGGGGACAGATCCGATTATAGGCTCAACTGATTTGAAAGATATTGAAATGTTAGCACCTTTGGCTTCATTTTTTAACGCTTTAACTTCTGGCGAATATGGGCAAGCTATTCCAAAAACTGTACACGATCTTTACCAATTGACAGGAAGAAATAAAGGTAGGAAAAGTGAATATTATTTTGTAGGACTTAAACCATACAAGGGTAGTCTTTGGCAGACCCCACAGAAAGTGGTTTTAGATGTTGTAGGTATAGGTAATATAGATTTTGCGAACCTGAACGGTGAATCTATGGTGGTCAAAAATGAAGATCAGCTTGAAAGTTTTTATACCTTTACTATAAACAAATTCAAAGAAGCTGGAGGTATTGATAAACAACCGTTTATCTCCATGAATTACGTCAAGAGTAAAAAACCTATTGGCGTGGACGAAGATGAAGACACAGATGTTTTTGGTGCTGGCGGCGGCGGCGGCGGTGGTACTACTATTGAAGATATTTCAACCAACAGAGACTACAAATCTTATAGTTTAGATTCTGCAGTTTCTAATGATTTCCACCCTCATTCATTTGTATTAAACGAGGGCTCCATTGACGAAATGGATGCCTTGAAATCAAATGCTACAATAAATTCGCTTGTAGCAAAAAGTACATATTCTTCTTCTGCTACATATTTAAGCTTATTCTTACCAGATTTTACTGACCCAACGCTAAATTCAGTAAGTTATGACTTTGGATCAGATGGGGTCAAGACTACTGTTTCTTACTCCACCAAACAATTATTGCCGATGGATGAGAAGATAATAAAAGATAGGTTTAATATTGTATCCTTAAGTAGACCAGTTTTTTCTAGAGATTCTGCTTCTAGAAAAAACGCACTTAGAGTTTGACTACAACAGATCGTCTGATTTTTTTATTAAGCTCAAAAGTTTTCTACATTCTTTCGCGGGAATGTCGGAAAACTCCTCCCAAGACTTAATATCTTCATTCCTGTAGGACTCGGAAGCCCATAACTTCCTCATAAGCCCTTTGAATGAATCAAAGGTATCAGAACCTGTTTTCTCTCCAAGAGCCTTCTGGAGAGTCGTTTGGGGCGTTAGAGCTATATTTTCAGAACCTTGAGCGTCGTATTGAACAGATGGTCCAGTCTGAGTTTTGTCTGATTTATCAATTTCGTCAGCGCCGACGATATTAATATTAAGAAAGTTTCTGACGCAACGTACAAAAGCCCTATTGCAAGCGATAGTTTCTAAAAACTTAGCACAAAAGTTATCTGTGTTCTGTAGAGTGGCGTTAGCCACATCCTCGTAATGCACCACATTGTTATCTCCTTCATAGTTTGGAAGCCAAGCAATACGACACTTAGCGGTGACATAACCAGATTCAGTGTTAGTATCAAAAGAGACGGTTTCAAAACCTCTCAGCCGAGCTAGATCTTTAATACCGCCAAGCATTATCAACAGCTGGTTATCTTTGAGTCCGTCTACGTCTTTTGGTACATCCTTTTTTCTAGCATCAAACCAACCTTTATTTGGATAAAGAAACTCATCCTTAACCATAGATCTCCAATCAATAGAACCGTCTTCGTTAAAAGTGTAATCAATGTTTTCAAGTAAACCATGCTTGTTTCTCTTATAAATGTCTGGACCGTAAATCTTATCGTTGCTCATGTTCGTGATAATAACACATTAACCAATCCAAGTCAAGGAACAAATCGTCTTTATTTTTACTTTCCTCATAATATGAATTATATATTTTGTTTTTAGAGAAAATCTTTCTTGAGGAAAAAGTCTTCAATTTACTCCAATTTACATCTTCTATATCTTTTTTGTTTTCCTCTATGATTTCTTCTTTCGAAAAGTCATGTATTTTATAATCAAAAAACTTAAATCTTTGTTTTTGTAGTTTGTCTTTAGCCGAGCACAATAGTACCAGTTTTATTCCCATGTTCGATACTTTTTCTAAGAAATTCGATTCAAAATCATCAGAAATGTAATTTATACATTTAATTTTGTTTTTTATTAAGAGGTGATCTGGTATAGGGTCTGAGGTTGTTATCTCCACAGATTTGTTTTCAATCAAAGAAGCAAGTTTATCGGCATCATAAAACTTATCCATTCTTACATTTATATTGTTAAATGGTATATTGTAAGAAAAATCGCAATTCGGAACAAACTCTAAAACACTCATATTGTATGAGCCGCCGAATGACAATGACTTAAAGTTGCTTTTCTTTTTTAATTTAAGTAATTCAAATACTGAGTCGGCTATCTCTTCTGGTTTTATTTCTTTTATCCTATTCGAATTATTTCTTTTAGACAGAATAGGTTTTTCTTTGGAAAAGTTCGGGGAAATCAATTTTAAGTTCTCCTTGTCAGACCAGTAGGGTTTTGTACAGTTTTGATAAGAGTTGCCTGATATTGTTAATGTCTTTTTGTTATAACAGGAAGCTATGTGTGAAGATAGGTTGTTCAAACCAATATGAAGAATCGATTTGCTAATAATATAAGCTCTGTTTTTATAAGAAATTTTATTTAAAAATAAATCTGATGATCTTAATTTTTTTGATTTCTCTCCTCCTAATTGCAATATTTTTACGCCTTGATCCAGCAATTCTTGTTTTATTATGTGTAGTGTTATATCCCAGTGAGGATAATTTTCTGAAAAATTATCAGAATCTATATCTATTGATATAAATTTATCACAATTTATTGGATAAAAATGTTTGTTTAAGGTTGGTTTGCCTATTTTTACACCGCAACATTTAGCGTATTGTTCTAATATGTGACTCATTTTTAAAAGAATTGTATTTTTTCTTTTCCATTATGGCAATAATATCCTTCTCTGCCGTCTTCCAAGTTTGGCATAAATGCTATGTCGAAATATCCAATATGTTTTCCTTGACCCTCAAGAAAAGACGGATTATCAAAACCATTGTGATAAGGTAAGATTTTATGTACATTTGCATTGTCTTCTACCAACTGCTTTAGTTTAGGGTTTATAGCTAAATATATTTTTTTATCTATGTAGTTTTTTTGTATGTTTTTTAATAAGCTATTTATCATTAATGTGCCAGATTCTGTTGCTGGGGACACCACAAGTATTCTGTTTTCTGCGCCTTCATCGTCCAACATATCTGAAAAATGCTTTTCTTCAACTTGCTCTTCGTCTTCCTTCTTATCTTCTTGTATTTTTTCAATTCTTTTAGATTTTTTAGAATGAATATCTAGTATCGTTTTTTTAAGTTTGAATACCGTTTCTTCTACAGAGAACTCTTTTCTTATGTTTTCTTGACCCTTTCTTATTAGTTCATTCTTCTCGGTTTGAGTCATTTTAAATACGTTGTCCAGTTCTTCGCATATGCTTTCAGGATCTGTTGACGCTTTGATAAATTGTGTAGAAGGCTCCCTATACTCATGCCAAGACAAGGGGATTCCTCCTTGGTGATTGTGACAAGAATCTTCTCCACATGAATAGTTTGTGACTAGGGTAATTAATCCAGCGGCTTTAGCTTCTTGTATAGGTAACTCTTGACCACCACTTGTAAATGGGTGGCAGTAAACATCCATTATGTTGTAGATTTCATTTAGTTGTTCTTCGCTTACACCCTTAGCGCTAGTTTTTGTTTTAACGGATTTTTCTGAAACACAATTTGGGCAATTTAAGTCTTCGCCTTGGTAGGGTGAAAGATAGTATGAACTGCATTCGTGACATAAATAAGTAGACAATACATCCTCTTTATTGATTTGTTTTTCATCCAAGTAACGGGGTATGTCCCAGCCGCTTTTGTTTTCTGACCAATCAGTGTGCAGCAAAAGCTTTGCTTTGATTTCTGGGTTTTTTTGCTTAAACAGTTTGAATCCTTCCAAGAGGTTGGGTACGGATTTCCTGAGTTGGTTTTTGAAAACAAACCCAATGATAAATTCATCGTTTATTCTGTGAGAATTTCTTACTTCTTTTCTGTTTTTCAGTGGTCTAAAGTTTTGGTAACTAACAGCTCCGTGTATAGTTTCTGTATTTTTACAACCAAGGTCTTTCATTTCTCTTTCCGCAAAAGAAGCCCAAACAAGCATCTTGTCGCATTTTGAATACATGTCTTTTGCTGTATGCAAAATTGGAGAACTGTCTAGCGTTGTCCACAGGATAGTTTTGGTTTTTTTCCACCATTCTTTGTTTTCAAATTCTCTAAAAGCCCATATATCTTCTATTCCAAGGTAAATGTCTGGCTTTACTTTTTCAATTATTGAGTCTATTGTATAATACCCGTATTGAGCTACTCTTTTTTTTGCTGGGTCATTATGTATTTTGTTCAATATGACACTATCTGACGGATAAGTACCGTAACTTTCCCAAGGTGTTTGCAAATCTAAACCAAAAGAAACTCCATTTGCGGCTTCCACAACCTCCATTTCTGGATCTTCATGGAGAGCCATGAGAATATTTCTCATGTTCTTTCCAAAGCCAGTTACTAATCTAGAATAATTAGAGTGTATTAAAACTTTTATTTTAGAACGGGACATCGTCTGAAAAAGAATCTTTTGATTTGTTTTCCTGCTCTGGTTTTTTGTATTCTTTTTGTGGAGATTTATATTCTTTTTGTGGAGAATTTTTATTATATTCGTTCGTATTTGCCTCCAAGCATTTACGTATATATGATTTTAAAAGTTCTTCTATAACAACTGATTCTCCAGCTTCAATAGGTAGTTTGAATGTTTGAGCTGAATTTCTGATTACAGATAAACCCCAAGCTGGGGTTTCGTGCCACTCATCTCCTTCTTGCCCCACAATTTTTCTCTTTTTATCCCAAGGGGTTAATTTTATAATGGTGGTTTCTTCTTTGTTTCTATGAAATGCTACAAAAGGCTTTCTTGATCTAAAGCTAGATATGAACTCTCCAGCCTCCACAAAAGACAACTTGATGGTTGCTGACTTATCTTGGTTTTTTGCATTTTCCTTGAAGGACCCATTTTTTCTTTTGTCATCCCAGCTGTGTTGTTGTATCATGGAAACAAAAAGTACATTTCTGCCTTCTTTGTCTTTAACTGAATCAAAACTAAAGGCTGAACCAGTATTTTTAGAATTTGGTTTGTATAATGTATGTTTCATATTTATCTGTGTAACTCTTATAGATAACATATTGTATGATGGAATTAACAAAAATTCAAATCAATCAAGTAGAATTTCCTGTTTTTTTGAGTAGTAGTGGCGATTTTTCTATTTCGCAAGGTAAAAATGTGGACATTGAACTTGTGGAGTCGATTACTGGTGATTTTGAGATCACGGGAAGCCTGAGCCTAAATGGAGATATTGTCGACGGGTCTTCATTGGGTATTAATGACAACTATTACTTATTTGAAGATTTTGATAATGATTTATTAAACTCTTCTGGAAACGTTTTTCTTGATACCAAACATTCTTTGCCATCGAAAAATACAAATAACAATCTGCTTTGTAACGTTTCGAGCGTTTCTTTTAGGGAAAACTCGAGCAATAACACTATAATTGGGTTAAATTCATTTTACAACTTAAATATTAATGACTCTGTATTGTTTTTTGCTAAAGAGAATGGTTCGGAAGCATCTAGATTGCACAGCAACTCAATAGTTATTGATTGTGATAACGGCAATTACTTTGATGGAGATTCTTTTTTCTTATCCAAAACAACTTTAAATAATGCAGTGTTTAAATCTGCTAATATTGGTGATTTAAGCTGCTCTTCTTTTGTGGTTAGCGGTTATTTTGAAGCTGATAGTCTAGTGTCAGAGTCCGCTTCTTTCCAGAATGGCGCTTGGGGAGGCTTAATTGAATTAAATGGCAACTCTAAAATCAGTAATGATTTTACAGATTCTAGTATAGTAACAGAAAAATGGGTTAACGAGCAAAACTTTGCGTCTTCATCCAATCATTCTTTATCTGGAGTTGACGACTTAACATCTTCTGGTTATATTTTGATAGAGGGTTCTGAGTCACCTGTATCAAAAGTTGGAAATTTATTTTTTGACACTGGTGATATTAACGTTCCGTCAACAAGAATTAATCAATCACAAAACAAGGAAACTTTTATTGAGGGTCTGTTTTCTGGTAATACGATCGTTTACATAGAAGATGGTTTTTTTGTTTCTGGGTTTGGGGGGGAAGAAATTAGATCAGGCGATTTTAATGTAGCGACTGAAAGTTGGGTTACGGGTCAAGGTTTTTTGACTGGACTTTTTGAGTTAAACAATAGAAATTTAATATTAAGTTCTTTAGAATTACAATCAGATATTAAATCTGAATCTTTATTCGTAAGCGGATATTATAACAACTTAAATACAGGGAGTAATAGTTTAGTAACAAATGATGTAGATATCGAAACAAACCAAGAGGTCAGCTTCGAAAATCTAGAGGTTAGCGGGTCCTTATACGTCACTAAAAACATAAATATAGGCAGTTTAAGTGATCTGGATTTTGGAGGGGGATTTTATGTAAAAGATTTAACATCTTCAAGTGCGAGCAATATAAACCTATCAAACTCGGCGCAGTTAACTGGATCTGATTTAGCTACAGAATCTTGGTTTGATACTTATCCATCAGAACTATCATCCAACAAGGAGATTGTAGACCTAACATCAACTGGAAATGTCGGTCTTTTTGACAGCTCTATCATAGAAACTTTAACGCTTCCTTATTTAGCTGGTCCAAACCCAGATAATTATCCTTCTATAAATATAAATTCTAATTCTGTTTATTTTAATAATGTTGCAATCCCTACAAACACCCAAGTTTTAGCGCCTGATCAAAACTTTCCAAAAATAAAATCTACTGGATATAGTCCACATAATTTTATAAAAATACAAAAATCTTCTAGTCTTAATATAGGTAGTGGCAATCTTTGGAATACTTCTATAGACTCAGGTCAGGCTCTGACAAAGATATCTAATAAGGGCTATATAACAATACCCAAAACGAATGTTGAGAGTTTGCATCAGCCTAGCGGTTTTAGGTTGGAAAAAATATCTGTTGATAATTTCAAAGTTAGCCCAGACCCAACAGCTGTAAAGCTCAATATTATATCTGGGACAAAACAAACAGATGATTATGATCCTTCTTATTTGAGGGTTTCTGATCTTAATGAAAAGTTATCAAATTGGGCTTTTGATTCACCGTTTACAGAAGTTATCCATAGAGATAAGTACATGCAAATATGGTTAGATATATTAAATAGAGATAACCCTTATTTGAGTTGGACTTTTTTCAATAGGGTATTGCCAACAGCAAAAAATGTAAACTTATTTTGGAAACTATTTACTTATTGGTATGGTTGGGTGAATGGTCTTCAAAATACCAAACCAAATGTAAAACCTTATGTCGAGAACTTTCTGAACCTTGTTTATAATTCAAAAACAAAGGCTAATGCAGCTGGTCAATCTGGGCAAGATTGCATTGTTGGAGTTTGGCAAGATTATATACAAAATCAGGGTTTATTAGCTAATGAGGATACTAATGTAGTAGATTGGGATGATAGTGATTTAGAAGTTTACAGTAATCTTTTTTATTCCGTGTATCAAAAAACAATGTGGGACGATTTGTTGAATTACAAAAACCAATATGCAGCTTACGATACTCCAACTTATGATAATTTTGGTTTATCTGATATATTAAAAGGTAAATTTGAAGGCGAAGAAATATATTATATGAGCTTCCCTTCTGCTTGGATTCCTCAGTCGGATTCTGATGTTAATATAGACTCTTCTAAAGAAAACAAATTCAAACATAATTTGGTTCTTTCTAAAATAGATGATTTCTCAGATTACAGGTATGATTCAAGAAAAACCGTAAGACCTTATTTTAGAACCTTCAACCCCAATGAAACATTCAACCCTCTAAATAGATATGAAACAATAAACACTGATTGCTGGTCCGACTTTTATACTGTAGATTCATTATTGTATAAATCATCTAAAATGTTTATGAGTAAATTTCCTAACGTTTTGGATAACGGATCTAGTTGGCAAGATCAAATACCTGATTCGCACCAATATGATGGAGGCGGATGGAAAAATGGTTCTGTTCATAATAGAGTCTTTCCAGATTTAGATTTAATTCCAAGTAACTTGTCAGAAATGACTTACAGTTCATAATATATAATGGCTTACAATAAAATAAAAATAAATCAAATAGATATGCCAGAGGTTATATCTAACGACCTAACTGTATCAGAAACAAGTTCTGGTTATCATTTCGGTCTTGGTTTTCCCATAAATCATGACATAAATATAAGTGGATCACTTACAGTCAACGGTGTTGAAATATATGGAAATAAATCGTATTATGATCCATATGTTAACTCTGTATTATGTGGTTATGAAAATATTATATCTGGCGGAAATAATTCTGTAATAAGAGGTAATGAAAATTTAATATCTGGCGAAAAAAATATTATTTTAAACGGGGATAACAATTCTTTCTATTATTCTGATTTCAACGCTGTTATTGCTGGGTCTAATGTAACTTTTTCAAATTCAAAAGGAAGTGTTGTTATAGCATCTAACAATGAAGAGATTAAAGAAGTAAAAGAGAGTAGTTCTCTATACCTTTACCACGAAAACATATATGTTTACGGAGATACTCATTTTGAAAAAAGTGTTTCTTTTAATGAAAAGACAGAACTATCAAAGCTAGTTGTTTCAAATTCTTTAGTTGCTAGTTCAATAAAATCATCAAACTCGTCTATTTTTTATGATAAATCAAAATTCACTTCAAACTCTCAAATTAATGGAGAAACTTTTTTTGGTGAATATACTCTAAGGGATCTTACAAGAAAGAATCAATCTAATAAATTTAGTGAAGTAAAAATAAGTGGCGAAAACGTAGCTACAAAGCAGTGGATTGAAGATAAAAACTTTACGACTGGACTCATTGTAATGCGTTTTGACGAGGTTGATGTGTCTGGAGATTTTGTTTTGGATCATGGAAACTTAATTGAATACAATTCTGTTTTAAACGTCACGGGAGACGTTATAGCTTATGGTAGTACTGGAGAAGAAACTTTTTTGCTTAATGATTCGACACTAACAGCAAATAATTTTTCTTGTGTATCTGGATATGTTTTAGATAAAGACTCAAGCGAATATATTAATATTGCTTCTGCTGACTGGTTATCTGGTCAAGGTTACTCTAGTTCAGATGAGGGTATATCAGCTGGCTTTTATACAGAAGGTAATATAAATATATCTAAAGATTTGTATTTAACTGGTCAATTAAATGTTAATTCTGGGTTTGATTTGCATGGAAATTATACAAATAGCGGCGCAAGCTTTATTGGTGGCAATTTAAATGTATCTGGAGATTCTTATATTAAAAATATTTATATAACTGGTAGCTTAAGTGGACAAAGCTTATATAATGAAAGTTCATTATATAATATAAGTGGCGTTTCATTAACTGGTGAGTCTATGGATTTAAAAGATTCTACGTTCATGGTTACTGGAAGTGAGGTTATAAGAGAATCTTATTTGTTAGAAAACTATCTTTTATATTCAGGCATTTCAAACTTTAAAAATTGCAAGTTTAATGGGGTAAGTTTAATTTCTGGGGTTTTAAACTTTTATGGTAATACCAAGGTCAGCGATTTTTATCTTAATGGTCACTGCGAGTTTAGTTCAGATCAAGTAGAATTAAATAATATATCTGGAGATTTTCATGTTGAAGATGTTCTTGGAGAATTGAATTTCAATGTAGAACAATGTAATCTCGCAGATTTGCAAGGGGTTGTAGACGTAACCATTAAAGAAAGTTTTGTGGATACTGGAATTAATTCATACTACAAGCAGAATGATATCATAGATATTAATCTATATTTAACTGGAAAAAACGAAATAAAAAAAGTTTGGGAAAGGTCTAGCTCATACTCACCATATAATCAAACATTTAACTATTTAGAAGATTCTGGAGATTGGTGGAAGTCAATGTATCACGGATTGACTGGCTATGAAACTGAAAAGTTTGAAAACAAGATAAAAGAAATTAGCCCGTCTTTGTACAAATACGATGAAGCTTGTCTCGAAGGTTGGATCGAGTGGTTGGCAATAAATGAACCATTAAAAAATAATGATGTTACTGGCTATATGACTACAGAAAGCCAAGTAAAATGTGCTATAGATCAGGAGCTTGAGAGTTTGTCTTTAATTGGCTTGGAATTAGAAAATCTTGTTTTACTTGAGTCAAATCAAGATGTTCAAGAACAGGCTGACTGGCTTGTTTCTGGTTGCGATATAGAACTTAAAAATAAGCAAGTTGTTGAATATAGAGTGGATTGGTTTAACAACCCATCAGCCAATAATATCAATAATAATTTTGGAGGAAGAAATTACTATCCAAGAATAAGAATAAAATAACATGAGTTATCAAAAAATAAAATCAAATCAATTTGAAAACATAATTTTAGGTTCTAACAGCCAAAATTTATTATTATCTAATAATAACAATTCCGAATTAGATATAAGTTTAAATCGTTTTTTATCGGGAGACATTTCTGTCAGCGGCTCCATATCTGTAAATGACAAAGAGGTTGTAGTTGAAAAACAACAAACCGACAATTCCTCTTACTTTGTTTTCCAAGGGGAAAAAAATATTATTAATGGAGAGAACGTTTTTATACAAGGCTATTCAAATAATGTAAATTCAAATTCTGTATTTTTATTTGGAAGTGAATCAATGACAATGGAAAAAGGTGCTGACAATATCTTTTCTGTAGGTTCAATGAGTGCAAATGCCACAAGTAATAACATAATATCTGTCTCTAATCTTCTTGGCAGTAAGAGTATTGTAGACAAATCTTTTGTTTCTTTGTTTTCATTTAGTAATAATTTCTTCAATGGAGAATCGTATTTTGATAATATAAACGGGGATACAGTTTTTGCTGACGAAACTTTGTCTTGTTCTGATTTGAAATTGCAAAAAGCGAATGTTAGTGGGGCTTTTATATCTGATTACAGGAGCGAATTTAACGGTAAAGTAGATTTTGATTCTGATTTAAGAATAATGGGTAATAGTTCTTTTTATGACTTATATAAGGGTGAGAGTCAAGTAGCGGATGAACTTTGGGTTGAATCTAAAAATTATACAACTGGATTAATAACGGGGGATTCAGAATTATCTGATGGGTTTTCATCTTTGGATTTCAATGTATCTGGTGATGCCATCATGAGTGGTCAATCGTTAGTGCTGTTAAACGAAGATTTTTTTGTTGATGGAGATTTTATTATAGACCAAAACTTGGATGTAGGGGATAGGTTTTTTAAAAAAATAACCATAACTGGAGATATAGCAAAAACTTCTAACTCAGATATTTTAAATAGAGCTTCTATTTTTAATTTAAATTATATTATTACAGGTGATTCTTATGTTCAGGTTTTTGGAGAAAGTTATATAACGGGAGAAATTACTGGGCAAGATTCCAGTATACAAAATATATTGCACTACTCTGGGGATATGTTTTCAGATAATTTATCTTGCAAGGAGGGTTCTTTTCACAGTAATGATTTAAAGGTAGGAGGTGACTCTCATTTTACAGGTTCGGTTAATTTTTTGGATCAGACGAATACTGGTTTCGATGTTGTTGGCGCGGTTAACCTGAGTAGTCTTGATGCAAGCATACTTAATGTGAATGCTGAAGATCTAAACTTTACCAATTTTATTAAGTTGGGTGGGTCGAACTTAGCTACAGAAAGTTGGATTCAAAATAATTTAATGACTGGTTTTGATCAAAACAGATTAAATGGTGGCTTCAATTCTAGTGATTCTTACTTCAATAAAATTGATTGTTTTAGTGGAGTCAATATTGAAGGTTATGGTCTTGATGTCGAAAACCTATATATAGATACTGGAGCTGGTTCAGGAGAATACAGGACAAGAATAAAATCAAATAAGAGGGTCGATATAAACAATTCATATGGGAATATATCTTACGGTAATGGAAGCTTTTCTGATCTTATTGGTTATTGTGATAATTTGCAAATTGAAAATGCTGATCAGATTAATTTAAGTTTTATTAATGGAGCTTCAGAAAAAAACTGGGTTTTTGGGACTAACATTATATTAGACATAGATGATTCACAATTAAGTGGCATATTAGTTGATAGTGGTGTTATGAATCAACTTTTTGAAAATCAAAATTTAGGCGAGATTGCTCAATTTGCAAATAGGGAAGTTATACAGAGAAAAACTCGTAACACAATGATACCAAAGCAAAATAATAAAAGCATTAACGTCGAGATATCTTTGAAAAACGATCTTTCTTCTAATACTTCTAAGTATATAAATTCCTCTTCAGTTGGTCTTTCTAAAGGATGTTTGAGGTTTTCCAACATACAAAACAAATATAGAGCATCAGAAGAAAAGAATGTTGACTTTGCCACTTCTTTGAGGGATAACCTAGTAAAATGGTATGAGTTTGGTTACGATACAAACAAATATAGTATTGTCGATGGCGATATAACAGGTTCAAGCAGCTTCCAAAAAGTTACTTTCGAAAGTATTAATGGTCATTGGGATGATAATAAAATTGCATTTTGGGAAAGTGATACGTCATCTTCTTCGGAATACTTTTCCCTAAGAGACTCTACATCATCAGAACAAGATGTTTTTAATAACAACAGTACTGTTGCCGCTTCTTATATAAGAAGAAATGCAAACTTATCTAATTCTGGTCTTTCTCAGCTTATTGCTCCATCAAATGGAGGAACCCCTTCTTATGAGGAGGGTTGTTATTTTATTTACGAAAGTGGTAGTTGGCATTTCCAGCCTAGATTTTGGGGCGTAGATAATACAATATCATCTACTAGCACATTAGATATTGGTTGGGAATTTGAACAATTTCCAGAGTTTGTGACTGTAGTTGGAACGTCGCAATTTTATGCAAACCAAGACATAGGGCAAGGATTTAAAAATTATTATACTTATAAGACATATCTGAATGGGGGTTTAGTTCATGAAGAGGTTGATACAACCGACACAAACTATAATCAAGTTATGTTTATAAATGAACACAATAACCCAAGACAAGCCATGGCTGTGCAAAATGCTGTGATATCATCAAGACCTTGGGGTCAGTCGGAGATAGATGCTTACTCTAACTCTGGTCAAAGCATTCCTTATTGGAATATTTACCAATAAGAAATTAATCTATGTCTATTCTGACGTTGGAGTTCTCAAAGGTTTTCTTTTGATCTCTGAGGTGCTTTTTACCCGTTTTCTTTTTGTAATCTTTAAAAAGCTTCTTCTTAACAGGATCTTCTCCGTCTGATGATTTAGAAGCTCTTTCTTCAGAAAGTTCTGCAGAATAGTCCATCATATCGCCCACTGTACCCTTCATATTACCTGTTTTTTCTATGAATCCAGCCCTGTTGTCTGCATCTAGCTTACTATCAATTGATGCGTTAGGCTTGGTAAAGACTCTTTCCCATTTTAATCCGTCCTCTTCATAAATATGTTCGTCATTCATTTTTTGAATAACTTCTTTAGAGACTCCAGTTTTAGGATTTTTGTATAAGTAAATAGGCATATTAAAATATTTTGTTTAGGATTTTATTGGCTGTGTTTGAATATAAAAACTCATCCTGAAGTTTTAGTCCTTCTTTATTTTCTGTTTTCGATAATTTCAAAGCTCTGTCAATACCATCATTTACACTATTTATATCAATTTTGGAATATTGACCCTGATTAAATGGAAGACCTTCTTTAAAAAACATATTATCATAGCATGGTTGTTTTCCCGTAGGGTTTACAATTACAGAGTTTTTCTCATTTGCCCAGTCTTTGTGAGATGAACAGTTAGTAACAATTGACCACTTACCCAAGGAGGTTGCATTAAATGCGGGAAGATTCCAGCCTTCTCCATTAGAGAGTCCAGATAAATCAATATCTACAGCATTCATTAATTCATTAACCTCTTCATTTGTTTTTAATCTTGGCAGAAAATTAACATTGGACCAAGACTTTCCTCCAAGAGATTCTTGTATTAATGAATTGAGTTGTTTTTCTTCAAAAAATGGATTGTGAACTAGACATGTAAGCTGATATTTTGGATTATCCCCAAACCTTCTTACCCAAAGGTTTATTAATGCTGCTGTGTTTTTTCTTTTTTCAAATTTTCCTATAAGACCAAAATGAGTTATATCTTCGTCCATATATTTTTTACCTGTTCTATGAAAGTCTGAATCAAAACCCAATGGTATGTAAGATACATTTTCGCAACCTTTATCAGCGAAAAACTTGGCAGATTCAGATGATGAAAAGAAAACATGCTCTTGAGATTTAACTATATTAATTTCTTCTTCTGTGGGTGAATCAACCTCGTAGAAAGTATAAAGGTATTGTTTGTCGCCAATTTTTCTTTCCGAACCATTTATGTGCCAAACTTTTAAAGTTGGTGTGTTTTTGTTAAGGTTTTTAAGAGCATTCCTTTGTGAATTTTTTAACCATTCTACAAAATCATCATCTACATTATTAAATGCGGATAATTCAATAGAATTTCCTGTAGGGAATAGGTTTACTTTTACGCCTTGCTTATAAAGCTCCCTTAATATATTTAGTGATACGTTACCAAAACTCAAAGAGTTTAATGGACCGTCAAAGTTTAATTCTTTCATTGCTTACTTTTTTTCTAAAATTTTCTATTGTTCTGTTGTGTATATTTATACATCCTTGGTGTGAAAGATTAGTTTTCTCTGCAACTTTGTTCCAAGGTTTTAGTTTGTTTGATTCACCACCAAAATATCTTTCATTGAATATCAGCCTGACCCTTTCGTCTTCGTGATCTGATATCATATTTAGTATTCTGTTTAATGTCTCTTCGTAGATACATGTCTCTTCAGGAGTATTATCAGGAGTCTCAATGAAAAAATCAACATAATCGTAATTAATTGAAGAGTTTTTTTTGTTTTTTGTCTTTTCAGTTAAGCAAATATACTTAGCTTTGTTGGCTATGTGTGTGGAAAACTTTGCTCTTGATTCATCATAGTCTAGTGCGGCTTCATATATATTATAATCTTTTTCATCTAAAATTTGCCCCATTTGCGTATAAGATAGGCTTTTAGATCCAAACTTTCTGACCATATTTACATATATACCAGAATGTCTGCTTATCAATTCAATTAAAGCCACCTCGTCTCCGAATTCCTTAACCTTTTCTGTTAATTGAGTATCGCTAAAAGTGTTCATTATTTAATAAAATACCAGAGACAGGCAGTAAAGTCAATCTTTATTTTTTTGTTGACATGCCCGTATAAAGTTATTATAATAATTCATAACGAAACGGTTCCGCCTCACAAGAGTTTCGCCCTTGAAGGTTTCGCTTTAGTGAAGGTTACGTATTATTAATACTCTCTACGTTCGTATTAATAATGGTTTTTTTTAGAAAAAAACATTAATTTGGGGAAGTTTTATTTCGATATTTTTTATGCGTTTTATTCTTGATTTATTAGAATAATTCCGTATGCTCAGTGTAAATTAAGTCAGCGAACACCCTTGAGAGCATTTTTAGCTATATTCGCTTTATTAACCTACAAATTAAATATTAAAACATGAGCATATTCGAAGAGCAAGTATCAAGAAAACCTAATAATTACCCGTGGGCTGAAGAATTTATTGAAGTTATGCATAATGGCTTCTGGACTGACAAAGAATTCAGTTTTTCTTCTGATGTTCAAGACTTCCATATAACAATGGACGATCAACAAAGGGAAATAATTATAAGAACTCTTTCTGCTATTGGTCAAATCGAAGTTGCTGTTAAAAAATTCTGGGCTAAACTGGGAGATAATTTACCACACCCATCTCTTACTGACCTTGGTTATGTGATGGCTAACACGGAGGTTATTCATAACAATGCTTATGAAAGACTGCTTAAGGTTCTTGGTTTGGAAGATGTTTTCGAAGAAAACTTAAAGTTGGATTTTATTGAGGGTCGTGTTAATTATTTGCGTAAATATACACATAGGTTCTACAAGGATTCTAAGAAGCAGTATTTGTATGCGCTTATTTTGTTTACGTTGTTCGTGGAGAATGTTTCTTTAATGAGCCAGTTTTACGTTATTAATTGGTTCTCCAGAAACAAAAACGTACTCAAGGATACAGAACAGCAGGTAAGATATACAAGAAACGAAGAAAACATTCATGCTCAAGTAGGAATTAAGATCATTAATACCATAAGAGAAGAGCATCCAGAGCTTTTCGACGAGGAGCTTGAAGAGCGTATTATGCAAGAGGCTGAACAAGCTTATGTTGCAGAAGCTAAAATTATTGATTGGATGGTTAACGGAATTAATGAAGAAGGATTAAGCGCTCCACTACTAAAAGAGTTTATTAAATCTAGGATTAATGATTCACTTGAACAAATTTCATTTAAGAAGGCTTTTGATGTTGACAATAATGTGATTAAAGATACAATGTGGTTTGAAGAGGAGTTAATGGGAAACAATTCCACAGACTTTTTCCACTCTCGTCCTGTAGAGTATTCAAAGAAATCACAAACATTCGATCTAGAAAGCGTATTTGCATGAAAAAATATTATTGGAACAACAAAACATCACAACAAATTTTAAACAGAGGTTATCTTGACGGCGAAAGCTTAATTAGTCGGGTATTGAGCGTCGGGGAATCATTTCAGAAAGACTTCCAGTCTAGAGCTCCCGCCGAACACAAAGGTAAGTTTTCCGACCTGTGTGAAAAGTTTGAGCATTACATGTCTCTTGGATTCTTTTCTTTATCTAGCCCTGTTTGGGCTAATTATGGAAGAGATAGGGGTTTGCCTGTTTCTTGTAATGGCGTTTTTGTGCCTGATACAATGGAGGGAATTTTGACAAAGCAGTCCGAAGTCGGTATGCAAACTAAGCATGGTGCTGGAACTTCTGGTTATTTTGGTGATCTCAGAGGCAGGGGTAAGTCAATTAGCACAGGAGGAAGCTCATCTGGCTCGGTTCACTTCATGGAGTTGTTTGACAAGGTGACTTCAGTGGTATCTCAGAGTAGTGTGCGAAGAGGTTCTTTCGCTGCCTATCTCCCTGTCGATCACCCAGATATCGAAGAGTTTCTCCGTATTAGATCTGATGGACATCCTATTCAGGATTTATCGTTTGCTGTCACCATTACAGACGAATGGATGGAGGATATGAAAGGCGGAGACATTGATAAGCGAAAGATCTGGGCTAAGATTGTTCAGAAGAAGTTTGAATCAGGCTACCCCTATTTATTTTTCCAAGATACCGCGAACAAGAACGCTCCTCAAGTCTATAAAGATAAAAACATGAAGATTTATGCTTCTAATCTTTGTAACGAAATTGCGCTACCTTCCTCACCAGAAGAGTCGTTTGTCTGTTGTTTATCTTCTCTTAATTTGGAGAGGTGGGATGAGATTGTTAAGACCGATGCTATTGAAACAATGGTTTACTTTCTTGATTCGGTAATGGAGGAGTATATCAATAAGACTGAGGATATTCCTTATATGGAATTTGACCACAACTTTGCAAAACGCCATAGGGCTTTGGGAATGGGTGTTCTTGGTTGGCATTCTTATTTGCAAGACAATATGGTTTCTTTTGAAAGCATGGAAGCAAAGATGAAAAATGCTGAAATTTTTAGAACAATCAGAGAAAGAGCGGACAAAGCCACCGAAGAACTAGCCAAGGTCTTTGGAGAACCAGAAGTATTGAAAGGTTATGGTCGCAGAAATACAACAACAATGGCTGTTGCTCCTACAACTACAAGTTCACTTATACTAGGTCAAGTATCTCAAGGGATTGAGCCTACTGTCAATTATTATACAAAGAATTCTGCAAAAGGAAAATTTACAATTAGAAGTCCTCACCTAGAGAGATTACTTGAATCTAAAGGTAAAAATACGGAAGCTGTATGGAAATCTATTCTTGTTAAGGACGGTTCAGTTCAACACTTGGGCTTTCTCGACGAACACGAAAAAGATGTATTTAAAACATTTTCAGAAGTATCCCAGAAAGAGATTGTAATACAAGCCTCCCAACGCCAGAAATATATTGATCAAGGACAGTCGTTGAACTTAATGGTTCACCCTAAAGCTTCTCCAAAGGAAGTTAGTGATCTTATGATTTTAGGTTGGGAGATGGGTCTTAAAGGGTTTTATTATCAAAGAAGCACAAATCCAAGTCAGGCTCTCGCTCAATCCATCATGGAATGTCAGTCCTGCGAGGGTTGATTCCCTAAACAAATCAATCAGTGTATAAGAATTTTGCAATCCAATTGGATGCATATTATAAAAATAACTAACTAAAAAGTAGATATGACAACATTAATAAAAAAACAGTGGCCTAAAAACCGACCTCATATATTTGAGGGTGATATATTCAACAGAATGTTTGACTTCATTGACGATGGATCTATTCACAATGCGTGGAGTTCTGATCCTTGCAATGTTTATACAACAAAAGAAGGTAAAACCATCCTTGAATTTGCTCTTGTCGGAGCAGATAAAGAAGATATTAGCATTACTATTTCTGGTCAAAGCTTGAAAATAGAAGCTTCTCCAAAAAGTTTGAGAGAAGAAGATAACGAGTTTTACCAAAAGAAAATTGCTCAGAGAACACTCAAGAAGATATATACTCTTCATGAAAGAGTTGACAAAGAAGGAATAACTTCTTTTTATAAAAACGGTTTGTTAAAAATAACAATTCCAGTTGAAAAAGAAGAAGTTAGAGATATAGTAGTTCACATAGAATAACTTTTCTTGAGAAAATTTAACCTCTCTAAGTTTTATTCTTAGAGGGGTTTTTTATTATGTATTTATATCTTTGAATATTAATTAATATACAACATGTCGCTGCTAGATCAGTTTACAGATTACAAAAAAAACAACACAAAAACAAAATGCTTAATTTTGAGTTGTGGTCCATCTTTAAATGGAATAACAAAAGAAAAAGTCAAAGAACTATCTAAAGATCACGTTATAGTAACAATAAAACAATCTTATATAGAGTTTGGCGACTATAGTGATTTCCAATTTTTTAACTGCAACAATATAATTAAATACGAAAGAAATAAGGCAAAGTTTATTTATTGCTCTCCATCTATGTCATCCAATCTTAAAAATCAAAACATAGATATGTACTTTCCAATGTCAGAGTATAACCTTAAAAAAAGACTCTGCCATTTTGAAAATTTAGAAGAATATTTTTCAATGAATAACATTGGTAAATTTTTTGGGGCTGGTATTATGTTTGAAATAGTACTTCCTTTTGTTTATAATCTTGGAGTGAATGAGATACTAACAGTAGGATGGGATTATCACAAAAAAGATGGTAAATACAGTCATTTTTATAAAAATTCTGATAGTAATTCTTTTTTAAATCCAGCTAATCCTCTATTTCTGGGAGAAAATGAAGAGTCAATCAACAACAGCAGCAGAGTAAATTCATTTTTTTTATTAAATGGAGTTAATTTATCTTGTGTTGAAAGCAAAGAATGTTTTTTGCATGAATCTATAACTAGAGTTTCTTTATGAGTGATAATAAATTTAATATACAAGACACAATCAAACGTCTGTTTCATAAAAACCTAATTGGAATCAAACAATCATTTGAAGATGAAGGTGGTCTCCTAGAAGATATAAGGGAAATCAGAAAAGTAACTCAGGTAAATGAATTAAAACTAAGTGTCAAAATAGGTGGCTGCGAGGCAAAATCTGACATATATCAATGTAAACTAATGGGTGTCGACGGAATTGTTGCTCCTATGATTGAAACAGAATTTGCATTACAAAAATTCACAGAAGCCGTATCAAACATTGCCAATATTAAATTTTATATAAACATTGAGAGTAAGACTGGCTATGAAAACATAGATAAAATATTAGATTCTCCATCATCAAAAATGTTGTCAGGCGTAGTGGTTGGAAGATCCGATCTAGTTAAATCATACGGACATGATAAATCATTTGTTAATTCAGATTTTATCTTTGATAAAACTCATGAGATAATGAAAAAAGCAAAGTCTTACGGACTGGAAACCCTAATGGGAGGTAACCTATCACCTGACAGTTTTGATTTTATTTCTAAGCTTAAAAAAGAAGAATTGATTGATTACGTAGAAACAAGAAATACAATTATTAAGGTTGATAACATTTCTGAATTAAAGGATGACATAATTTCAGCGCTTGAATTTGAATCAATTTT